CTACTGTTCCAAAAAATGTATTTCATCCATTTTTAATACTTTTGTTTTGATACTCAACTTACTATATGTTTTTTCCGCTTTATACTTACACCTATCATCATTTGTTAAGAAGAAATCAAAATGGGCTGCGTAGAATGTATGCAATGCATCATCAAACATATTATTAAAATGCCCATCACTTTTATATCCAGCAATATCAAATTTGAAAAATATTTCAATAACTTTTTGATACATCAAATTTTCACTACATTTGTTGTTTGGGGTATATAAATCGAAGAAATCTGTTAATTCCAAATGTTGAGGTAAACTCTTGAAATTTGAATTGAAAGACTTAATAAGTTCTTTATTATTTCTTAGTTTATTTAAACTTGTTATGAGATGACTTTTAAAAGATTTATAGAGTCCATAGTCTGATTTAAGGCGAGTTTGAAAATTAAAAATATCAGTTTGCAATGCATACATATTGGGTTGTAATTTAGATAAAGGAAACATTATTCCAAATATTGGATTTTCATATCCTTTTCTGAACTCAGAAGGCAAGGGGACGTTTTTATATAATTCCATAGTCGCTTGCATTAAAGGAAAATCTTCAAACAATGTTTCATAAGAGATTGGTTCATGCCCCCAGTCTTTTTTCTTCTCTTCAAAAAAATCAAAAATATTTCGATAATGCCAAGTCGCATTTTTTTCACCCCAATATTGGCAGATGCAAAGGTTGTTTGTGAAGTGCTGGATATTCAGCAAATGACCATCTATATAAGTAGGATTCTTTTGGAATCCACGAAATAAATCATTTAAGTGTGCATTTGAATATGCTGTAATAATCCGCTTACTTGTTAATAAATCAGACAAATATTGATATGAAGATTTTTCTGTTGGGTCTAATCTATCCAACTTTTCAAGTCGGTCAAATATATTTAAGTCGATGTATACCTTCATACTAATTCTAATTATTGAATTTCTAAGCAAAGATATACATCTTGAAGCTAAAATGCACGAATCAAATAACAAAAAGAAGAAAGTAGTATAGTTCTTTTCTTTCTCTGAACACAAAGGTATATTCCGAGCCTGAAACGCCAATGCTAAGCCCTACGGGTTTGGGAGAATTTCTTCCTTTTTGCTTCACAAAAAGAGTAAATTCCCCCAAAGCATTGCCTTATTCATTCTCTCCATATGTGAGATGTTTATCAGAGAAAAAAAGGAAAAAAGATATTGGTTGGGCACTTATTTGGGCAGTTGGTATTTTCCCTCAATCCGTTCTGCTAAATTTGTCATATCCTCATTAATCTTCGTTTTAGTGACCTCTGCGTAAATTTGTGTTGTTTTTATATTAGTATGCCCCATCATTTGGCTAAGTGTCTCTATCGGAACACCTTGTGTAAGGCAAATACTCGTTGCGAAGCTATGGCGCGCCACATGATAGGTCAAGCGTTTCTCTATTCCTGCTGCTTTTGCAATAACTTTCAAGTAGAGATTAACTTCCGGACTATTCATCAGGTTGAATAGTTTTCCATCTTTACCCGTCCCTCTGTGCTTCTCAATAATACGCATCGGAATATCTAAAAGTGGAATATAAGATGGTGTTCCTGTCTTTTGGCGATTTATGATAATCCATTTACTGCCGTCTTCCATCTCCTTTATATTGGATTCTCGTAGGTTCTTAACATCCACATACGCCAATCCTGTCCAACAAGACAGAATAAACATATCACGAACAAAGTTTGTACGCTGATGGGCTATAGGTGTTTGCATTATCCTCTCTATTTCCTCATTGGAAAGCCATCGACGTTTGGTGCGTACACGTGTTGGTACATAATTGAAAAAAGGGTCTTGACGAATTATTCCTTTGTTTATTGCACGTCTGACAACTCTACGAAATACGAGAACATTTCCTTCAACGCTGCGTGGGGTCATTCCTTTATCTATTTTTAGGTAATAATCATAAGATTCCACAAAACTAAAATCAATCTGCCCAAAAGAAACGTCTTTTACGCCATACTTTAATAATACGAAGTCTTTCAAATGATTATAGCCAACACAGTACATACGGTAAGTGGAATGAACCATGTTTATACCGATACTTTTCCTGCACTCTTCCAGATATTCGGAAAATTCCTGTAGTAAGGTGTTACGATGCGTTCCGATACCTCGAAGTGCATTTTTAAGATATTCAGCCGTGACATAGCCGTTATTATTTACCATATCCTTATAGTGATTGGTTATTTCGTTTCGGTAACTTTCAATTTGTCGGTTGATATTGTCTATTTCTTTAGGTTTTCCGGTTGCTAATCCCAATTTAACATCCCAATATTCGGGCAAAACCTCTAAACCCGTGCTGAATGTTGTGCTTTTTCCATCAACACTAATTCTACTGACTATAGGGCATTTTCCCGACTTTTTCATTTTACTCCTGTTGAGATAAAATAAGATACTGAATGTGCTTCTATTCTTTTTCATAGACGGTTTCTTTGATTATTCCACATAAGTGTATTTACCAGCTACCCGTGCCGATAATATTTTCATATCATTGGCTATTTTGTCATTATTGACACGGGCATACCGTTGTGTGGTATGAATATCCCTGTGCCCCATCATTTGGCTGACAGTTTCTATAGGAACTCCCTGTGATAAGCAAAGTTGGCTTGCAAAAGTATGACGGCTCCAATGGTAGGCAATCGGCTTATCTATACCACATAATTTGGCAATGATTTTTAACCGTATATCCATATTAGTTAATGCAGTCATTGGAAATACTTTGTCTTCTTTTCCTGTACCCCTATACTTTTCTATGATTTGGATAGGAATGTCCAATAATTTTACGCTGAACGGAGTACCTGTTTTTTGTCGGAACATACTTATCCAAAGGCTACCATCTTCTTCTTTTGTCAAATATTTCCAAGTAAATTTTCTGACATCGGAATAAGCCATTCCGGTGAACGAAGAAAAAATAAACATATCACGGGCAAATACTAAGGTCTGACGTTCAAGAGAGATTGTCAATAGTCGTTCAAATTCTTCGGCAGTAAGCGATTTGATTTTGGTCTTACATTTTTGAGGCTTATAACCGAAAAATGGCGGACGGCTTATCAAGCCTCGATATAAAGCTATCCTTACTGCTTTTTGGAGTAGTATAATTCTTCCATTTACTGTTTCAGGTTGTAGTTTTCGTTCCGCAAGTAGATACAAAGCGAATGATTCAATAAAAGATAAATCCAATTGTGTCAGGGGTATGTCCTGAACATTATATTTGGCACGTATAAACCGTTCCAAGTGCATTTGGGCATTCAGGTATTTCACATAAGTGCTGTGTGCCCTGTCTATACCTACCCGTAAGTGAAACTCCTGAACCAGTTCGTTAAAAAATCCAAGCAAAGTTTCTTGTGTAGTCGCAATTCCCTGAAAGGCATTTTTTACATCTGTGGCAGTTACTTTTCCTGTTCTCTCTAAAATATCTTTGTAGTGGTGATGTATGGAGAGATTAATCTTATTAATCTCCCTGTTCAGTTCGATGGCTACACGGCTTTTGCCTGTAGCCCGTCCTGACTTGACATTCCAAAGCAGTTCGGAAACATGCAGTTTTGAGGAAAATTGAGCGATACTGTTTCCGATGCTGATTTTCCCAAGAATTGGGTAAACTACATCCTCTCTGTTACTTTTTTCAAGTCTGCTTTCTCTTTTCAGGTAAAAAGACACCTTCAGTTCGTTGTTCATAACATACACATTTTTAATTAGACAAAATTACTTCTCATGTGAGTTATTTAAACAATGTAACAAGCAGACAAACAGAGATGTAACCAGTCATCTACAGTCACTGAAATACTGTATTTTGCCCGATTAAAAACGGGTAACGTTTTAGAAACGGAAAGTTTGCTCTAATCCGCTTTTTACTGCAATTTCACTATCGGACACCACAAGACACTAAAAGACTTACACTTCTATCAATCAATTAATTACCTTGTTTTTCTCTTTCTTGCTTTTACTGTGTAGAGTTCGTATCACTATCGACCAAGTTGTAGCCCAGTTTAACACCAAACTGGAAATAAATCCGGCTCACTGGAGCGTGGAATTAGGCAAGGCTTCCGGCAGAACCGCAGAAGCTGTACACATCAATTCTATGCTGGAAAGTATTCGTAGCACAGTTCATCAACATTACCATGCGTTAATGGCGCAAAACGGATATGTAACCGCAGAACTGGTAAAGAACGCTTTTTTAGGTAAGATAGCAAGAGAACGGACTTTGATAGAGTTCTTCAAACAGCACAACGAGCAGTATTTACAAAAGGTCAAAATGAATGCCACAGACAAAACCTATTCACGTTATGAACTGACAAAGAAACGGCTTATCGAGTTTATGAAGTTCAAGTACTCCGTTTCCGACATGCTCATAAAAGATATAAATGTGGTATTCATTGAAGATTTCCTGCTGTATATCAAGAACAACTACGGATGTAGCCATAATACGGCTATGAAGTTCGTACAACGCTTTCGCACAGTGGTAAACTTTGCCAAGAATACGGGTTTGGTGACTGCCGACCCTTTCGGGTCTTATCGGGTAAAATTTGAACGTACCGATAGGGATTATCTGACTATGGAAGAAATTACCGCTATTTACAATCACAAGTTCTGCACCAAACGACTGGAACAAGTACGTGATTTGTTCATTTTTAGCTGCTATACGGCACTTTCCTACATTGATGCATGCGAGTTAAGGCAGGAGGACATTCGTACCGGATTTGACGGTAATTTGTGGATTATACGGAAAAGACACAAAACAAATGTTACATCTACCGTCCGATTGCTGGATATACCAAAAGCCATATTGGAAAAGTACAAAGATAAATTGCCCAACGGTAAGATTTTACCAGTTATCAGCAATCAGAAAATGAATGATTACTTAAAAGAAATCGCAGCCATTTGCGGAATTGAAAAGACCTTGACCTATCATGTTGCCCGGCATTCTTGTGCGACTTCGGTGCTGCTCGCCAATGGTGTACCTATTGAGACAGTATCTAAAATTTTAGGTCATACCAATATCCGGACTACTCAAATCTATGCGAGGATTACCGATTTGAAAGTAAGTAGCGACATGGAAATGTTGGCTCAAAAACTGGATGTTCCAAATCGTACTGCCAGCCGATGAAATCATGTTATCGTCAGATAACAGCAAGGTGTGATTTGTGGCACACAAATCTGTTTTCCGTGCCGCAAAACACCTTGGGCAAATTCACTCCGAAGTCGTGTTGCCGATGAAAGAAAGACATTCCTTTACTAAAGATTTTCGCTCGTCGGGACGGGTGGTCCCGCCCCTTGCCGCTGGGCGTTCCCCGACCGATGAGTTTATTTTGCAATCCTGCAATCTTGTTTTATGGAAATATTGATAGCTTGATTGATTGAAAGCAAGATTTCAATATAGCTGGATTGAACAAATCTATCAACCAATAATGAAAGAAAGCGATATTGAAAACGAGAACACACCCCTTTATATCGTCTTTTCCACCCAAAAGGGCGGGGTCGGTAAAACCACCTTTACCGTGCTGGCGGCGAGTTACCTCTACTACCTCAAAGGCTACGATGCAGCGGTGGTGGATTGCGACTACCCCCAACACTCTATTGCCGGGATACGTAAGCAGGATGCCGAGCAGGTCGGGGCGGATGAAGATTACAAGCGCATGGCGTATGAACAGTTTACCCGGCTGGGAAAGAAGACCTACCCGGTGCTGTGCAGTTCACCCGAAAAGGCAATAGTCACGGCTGACGAATATGTAGCCACTGCCGGACATTGTTTTTTCGACCTGTCCGGCACGGTGAACAGTGGTACTCCGTAAGAATAACTACTTACCAAAATAACATTTTACATTAGGAGATAATACACCTCTCAAATCATCAAATTTTTTAATTTTCAATTTGTTCAAAATATTTCTTAGTTTCTCTCCAGCTTCATTTCCATTATGTTCCAAAGGATTATCAAAAATCAAGTGTGCATCCAATTTCCCTTTATCAACAAACCAATCTACATATACAGACAAAGGTCTTGGTCCATCCCATTTATTTCTATCAAATCTATAGTTTAAAGCTTTGCAAGCAAAATAGATGGTTTGAAATTTTGCATATTCTTCTATTGGCTGCAACATTCTCAAACATGTATCTTGAGTTAGATTGCCATCATCAATATTCAAAATATAATTCGCTACTCCTGAATTATTAATAATTTGACCATTTACATAACTGTTTTTCTTATCTTCTGACAGGTTAATTCCAGCAAAAACATCATATTTTTGTTCTTCAGTAAGTTTTAAAGCACCAGATTTCTCACCGCTTAACTTATTAAGTAATTCAAGCTTCCAACCCAATTTCATTGTATGCGCCTCTGTTTTGCCACATTCTTTGAAATAGACCAAATTATCAGTAACAAAAGAATTCTGTATAGAAAGTAAACATTGCTTAATGATGCTTGAGGCGTCTTTCCCAAATATTTCACAAGCTCTGTCAAAAGACATCTTATTTTCTAAAAAGTCTGCATTTTTTTGCTTAACAGATATTTTTATCTCTTTGGCTTCCCCGTTAGGAGCTATCCCTTTGATATAAACATCTGTTTTACATTCACCGCGTGCAGGACGTGGTTTCCCACAAAGTGCAACTTGATATTTTTTCCCCTCAAAAGAGAAAGTCGTTCCTACAGGGAATAGTTTTTCTACACAATGTTCTGTATTGATAAAATCTGGCATAATTATAATAAGTCCTTAAGTGAAATACTCAATGCTTTTGCGATTTTGTCCGCAACTTTTAAAGACACATTCCTTTTGCCTTTTTCAATATCAGGCAAATAGGTTCTATCAATATCAGCCATATTGGCTAATGTCTCCTGTGATATTTTGAGAGATTGTCTTCTCTCCAACACTTTCTTTCCAAAAACTTCATTTATATCCATAGCGGTGCAAAATTATGAGGGTGCAGACAATCATGCAACGGACTATTGTCTACAATAAATTTCTAAGCGATTCTTTTAAAGAAAATTACAATGACTATATTTGCTTCAGAACAGAAACAAAGAAGGGAAAGTATTAAGAATACGAGATTTTATGCAATTAAGCATTTATTCTATAAATAAAATCTTGAATGGGAGTAATATATGGTATAGCTTTATTGTGGTTTTTTCCTTTAATCTGCACTTTTGACAAATCTACACCTACAATGTTTATGCTTTGGACACTTTCCAACCGAAAAGCAAAATATTCCTTACCTGAGGGCGTAAAACCTAATTTAACCAAGTCGGATGCAGATATTAGTTTTGGGTACTCAGAAATGATACGAAACAAAAACTTATTGTTATGATTATGTAATAGTAAATAAATGGGATAGGACATACCTATGGGAATTTGTAACGCTCCACGGCGCAATCCTGCACGCACATAATAAAGTTTGTTTTTCAAAGTTTGTCGAAGTTGATTATTATCCTTGTAATAAGCAACTAACACATTAATGGTTTCTGCTTTTCTTTCTTCAGCAGAAACCAATGCTTTCTTTATTGACAAAGCTAAGAATTTAGCCAAACGAGGTGGTACAGCATTGCCAACCATTTTATAACCGTCTTTTATATCTTCATAGAAAAAGCGGAATTTATCTGGGAAAGTTTGGATTCTGGCACACTCCCGTACACTTAGTCTGCGATATAAATATTCTGCTCCTTGATGAAAAACACGTTGGGTTTGTGATACATATTTCATTTTGGGAGCTTGTGGATGAAGGGGGCAGTTCTTTGCCTGCGCTTGTATTGTAAATGAAGTTTCATCCCAGGAGCGAACACGATTACGTGCCATAAATTTTGCATCCCATGGACCTGCAAAAATGTCATGGTTAAGCCACTTCCCATATTCTTGGTTCACACCTTCATTTGCATATGGGCGAGGATTCTCTATTATATTTCCAATTGCCTTTCTTAATGTGACATAAGGTTTTCCGAATGGCTTTGGAAAATTGAACGTACAATTCAACTCTTTTAGGAAACCGACAACAAACACACGATAACGGTCTTGGGGAATATGATAGTCCGCTGCATTCAATAAAGAATAGCTTACTACATATCCAGCTCCTTCAAGAGTAGAAAGAAATGATAGGAATGTACTAAAATGTTTGTCATCTATAATCCCTTGTACATTTTCGATGAGAAAGAATTTTGGATGCTTTTCTTTTATCAATCGGATATAATCAAAAAATAATCGCCCCCGTTCATCGTCCAATCCTAATTGTCTTCCTCCCTCGCTCCACGATTGGCAAGGAGGTCCTCCAATAAATCCATCGCAATCGGGTATATTTTCTCCTTTCAATTTTCGAATGTCTGACTTACACAAATAAGTATTTGGGTGATTGAATTGATAAGTTTTATGTATTGCTTCATCAAATTCATTCGCCCAAATAACTTCATAGCCTGCTTGTTCAAAGCCAAGGTCTAATCCGCCACATCCCGCAAAAAAAGATGCGACTCTCATACCTTTAAGCAAGGACAATTCCTTTTTCTACCAATGTTTTCCGTATTTGCATAGCCACATGGTAAGCCAAATTAACGGGAACTGCATTGCCTATCATTTTATAGGCATAGTTTACGTCTTCGTATACAAATTTGAACTCATCCGGAAAACTTTGTACCCGTGCAACTTCACGTACAGTCATCCTGCGATAAAGATGCTCACTCCCTTCCACAAACTTTTGAAAGTTCTTTTCAACTTTTATCATCTTAGGTGCCTGTGGATGTAGCTGGCATTGGCGACCACTAGCTTGAACTGTAAAACCCGGCTCATCCCATGAACGTACTCTGTTGCGTGACATGAATATAGGTGAATATGCCCCTATAAAATATTCGTTATTAGGGACTTTACAAGCTTTCCCATTGGTTTTGTTCTTTTCAAGTGCCGGAATTGCAGAATCTTGCAAATCCCAAATGCTTTCACGCAAAGTGGGTTTATGCTTTAAAGGGGTAGGATATTCGAAATCATGTATATCCAAATCTTTGCGGAATCCGATATAAAACACTCGGTCACGATCTTCCGGTACATCGTAGTCATTGGCATTAAGCATTTTCAAATTCACATCATAGCCCGCTTCATCAAACAATTTCATAAAACCACTAACTGCATCCGAATGGCGTTTGGCAAGCATTCCAGATACGTTCTCTGCAACAAAAAACAAAGGTTGCTTATCTCGTAAAATACGGATATACTCATAAAACAACTGACCGCGGGCATCTTCTATTCCCTTTAACGAACCTGCTTCACTCCATGATTGGCAAGGGGGACCTCCTATTATACCGGTAATATTATCAGGGAATTCACAAGAAGGAATATCCCGGATATCCCCTTCGATTAGATTCACTTCCGGAAAGTTTGCACGGAAAGTCGGACAAATCTTAGCATCAAACTCATTTGCCGTAACTGTTCTGAAACCCGCTTTATGAAAACCTAAATCCAAACCTCCTGCACCGGAGAAAAGACTAATTAATTCCATTATATTTCTATTTTATTTCCAAAGACAATTTATAGTTATTATAGTAGTAGGCATGCCTACTATTTGAATGTCAAATTTTAAACTTGGGACAACTTTCTTCTCTGCATTGTGTATGCGAAAAGAGAATTGCCAACCTCCATCCATATAAAGCTCAACCGTATTCGCTTTATTAGGAACAAAATCCAAACTAACAATGCGGGTAGGCAATGATGCAATAGGTATCTCCATGGATGCTTTTCGATATGTGCCATTTCGATTAAGCGTACCATGCAAATTGTAAGATTGGATTTGCGTTGTCCGCTGTTTGTCAATACTAATAACCTTATAAAAATCATGTTTTCCTAAAAGGTATTCAACTAATCTACTTGGTATATCTGGATGTGTCTGATTTTGGAGATTTATTTCAGCAATAAAAGCTTGCAATAATGGTATATAAACATCATTTTCTTTGTCAGGCAAATTGTCAAACAATGTGTTTTTGTTTTTTTCTTGAACAAGATAAGTAAACACAGGTCTTACATCTTCCCAATATTTTTGAGAACAAGGGATTCCATACCATTTTGCCCCAAAATCTAGCTTTTGGCTAAGGCGGCTATGTTTTACTGCAAAATGATTATGTTTAAGGCTCAATCCGATTTCCCATTGAATATTATGACGGACAATCAAAATGTCTCGTACATCTCCTTCTTTCCCCTTAGTATCTGATTGTATTCGCAATTCCAACACGTCACCTCCTTTTTCCATTATACGGGGTTCCAATTCAAAAATTTGAATGACAGCAGTATAAGAACTCACCTTGTATATATTTTTCATTTCAGGAGACAAGGTATTCCAAGCATATTCTGCTGCCAAATAACTACTGTTTTGGACAATATTTACAGGACGAAATTTGCCAATCTCTTCGCCAAGGCTCAATAGGCAAACAAATTCATAGGCTCTACCTTGGTTGTTACTTTTATCACTCATAGGATACTTATTCTAATTTCATTTTGCGAAGTTACTCAAAATCTTGCAGAATCCCCCCTTTCATCACACAAAAGTGAAAAACAGAAATAACAACTCTACAAAAATCCAGTATCTACCAATATCTATTTTCTATATTCTACTCTTTCCTCAGCCACCATGCCGGTGGCTTCCTTCTCCTCTATCTCATAAGGTTTTACCTTTTCCGATTTAAAACGCTCCAAGTACGTATGATTAATATGATATTCAATCTCCAACAACGTCTGCTGCCTCACCACCGGCTTCAATTGGCACTCCCAGACCGTCATCACCCGCCAGCCCAACTTCTTCAATTCCCCCTTGTTCCGTTCATCACGTTGCCTGTTGCGTTCAATCTTCTTGCGCCAAAACTCACTGTTGGAATGGGGAATATGACCATCCACCTCGTGCCCGTGCCAAAAACAACCGTGTATGAAAATCACGATGCCATACTTGCACAACACGATGTCCGGCGTGCCCGGCAGCCCTTTTACATTCTTGCGGTAACGATAGCCGCGCGAAAAGAGGTAACGACGCACAATCCACTCCGGTTTCGTGTCTTTGCTCCGTATCTTCGCCATGACGGCAGAACGCTTCTTCTTGCTCCAAATATCCATAGCATAGCCGATTTATCCGGTTGCAAAAATAACCATTTCCTTCAACATCCCCGCCCTTACCTCCCGACAATCCACCGTTTTCGATAAATATGCCCCGCCTGATCGCATTTCCGCAAATCTTCCCTACATTTACCCCGTCTCCCCCGCAAGGTAGCTACCTTGCGGGGGAGGTACGAACAACAGTTACATTTAGTGCAAGGTGTAAGTATATATCTATATATAGCTTGCACCTTGCACTAACCTTAGAATGTTTATTTTCAACGGTTTGCATAATCCCAAAATAATGCGTACATTTGAACCCAAGATGTTGGCAGACAGACACTGGACAACAGCAGACAGTTTTTAAGGACTAAAGCGTGACGGACACAAGGCCTAAATTTCTGAAAGTACTGATATTGAGGAAGAAATAACGTTTGGTTCGAGTCCCAGGCGGATCACTGAAACAACAAGAAAAATCAAGCAAATCCCTGATAATCAGACATTATTGGGGATTTCTTTTTCCCCTCGGTCCACCATTTTAGGCAGATTACAGCAAGAAATACAGACCATTGGTTACTCAACCGTTGAGCAACCGATCGGAAATAATATCCACCACCCAATAATAGTCAGAGAATAAGTATCAAGATACCCTGATTTATAAACTGACAACCTGTTCAATATAATAATTTATATAAAGTCAATTTGATAATTCGAATGAATATACAAATTGTATGCAGAAGTATAGATTAACAACGTTTAATCCTAACATTCAGCATGTTAAAAGCATATATTACTTGTATTTTACAATATCAATAAGAACTGATTTTGCTACTGATTACGATATTTCATAATGCATGCGGAAAAACAGATAATGTTAATTAATTAAAATACATATAACAAGATGTAGCTTAAGAGTGGATTAGTTTGTACTTTTACATATAATTGTGAAAACATCAGTATATGCCAATTATAGATTTAAATCATAGAGTTTCTTCCAATTGGGATGGGGTACATAGGTATTTAAAATCTCCAGATAGTTGTGTTTATGTAAAGGACAGAGCAATTGATGAGACGAATAATCCCACCTCAATGGAGGTAGAGGTGGGTGATGCATATATAATCCCAGGTGACAACAAACAGTATAAAATTAGTGAAGAAGGACTAAAGGTCCCTTCTAGAAATTCTGTTGTGCTCTATAGTAAACAGAAAATAATGCTCCCTTATAACGTATTTGGAGTAGTAACAGGGAAGGGCAATTTAATTTTCCAGGGTTGTTTTATATCAACAGGAAAAATTGATCATGGATTTGATGGCTATCTGAAAATCGGATTTTATAACGGTGGAAATAAGGAAGTCGTTTTGAGGAATGGAGAGAAGTTTGCTTCACTATTTTTTATATCAACGGAAGGGACTTTGGAAGCTCCCCTTCAAAACTATCAATCAGCCCCACCAGCTCTATTGAAGCATGTAAAATGGTATACAAGATTATGGATTTGGATGAAAAGTAATCGTGTCTCTCTAATCACATGGCTCTTTGCATTACCTGCCGCCCTTCACTATTCAAAGAATGTTGTTAATTTTTTAATCAACCTGTTCAAATGATAATAACTGGAGAAAATTTAAAAGATCTTATCCATCAACATGAGATTGCAAATGAGAATACATACGATATTTTCTCACTTACACTTACAATGGACCAACTTGTAAAAAGATACAATGTCCCTAAAGGTGAATACATATCTTATGGTTCCCCCATCCAAAATGATTATATTGAAACTATATTATTAAAAGATGGGTATATTTTACATCCTGGTGATGCAATCCTTGCATGCAGTGCCGAAATTATTAATATGCCTGCAGGGTATATAGGAATAGTTCAAACCAAAGGTTCATTAGCTAGGTTATTTATTTCTGTACATTGCAGTGATGGACAAGTTGAATCTGGCTACCACGGCAAAGTGACATTTGAGATATGTAATTTAGGAAATATTGCCGTAAAGATTAGTAGCGGACAACCTATTGCACAAATATTTATTCTTGAAACTTCATCAGTTTCTGTACTTTATGATGGTAAATACAACAACTCAAAAGAACCAACAATAAGTAATTTCAATTATAATATATGA